ATCCTAATCTCATGAGGGGCGGATCAGGCGGCACAGGCTTTACACCTATTCCACCTATCGGCGGCGGCGGCGGCGGCGGCGGCGGCGTAATCTCAACACCGACTGGCGCAACAAGCTTGGTCAATCTTGCCAAGAGACTCACAGACGTCTCAGATAAATTCACGGATCTTCAATTCTTAGTCGATACAGGCGGCATTAGTAAAAGCGCAGGAGTCGCACAGCTCAACGCACTCACAAAGGAATTCAGAGTCTTGGAAAAGCAAGCCAATGCTCTTACAGCCACTTCTACGCCAATGGGCATTTCAGACGCAGCCAGCCGCTCCGGACAAGCTTATGCAGCTTCGAATGTCACCATCAATATGGGCGTCGTAGGCGATCCAGAGGGCGCAGCCAGAGCAGTCGAGCAAGTATTCCAAGACTCACTCGCTCGCGGCGGTATTAGCTCCACAGTGGGAGCATACGACCGATGACAAACTGGTCTCCGGTCTGGTCGGTCACAATCGGCGGCATCGATTACACAGACATAACACTGGCCAATCTTTCAATCACGTCCGGACGTACTGACTTCTACGTCCAACCGGCTGCAGGTTACTGCTCAGTAGAGATTATCAATCTCGACGAAAGCGTCACTATCGCCGCAGATCTAAATGACCAGATAGCAATTCAAGTCAAAGACTCCACTGGCACATTCGTGCCAATCTTCGGCGGCTTTGTCACAGACATTTCACAGACGGTCAAGAGTGCCGGATCAGTGATGATTACACAGTCAATCAAGATCATCGCTATGGGAGCACTGGCCAAGCTTGCCAAGATTCTGGTCGATGGCGTCTTGTCAAAAGATTACGATGGCGACCAGATTTATGACATCTTAGAGCCGCTTCTATTTAACACATGGGACGAAGTGCCGCCGGCTTTGACATGGGCGACTTACACACCGACGACAACATGGGCAGACGCAGAGAATTCTGGCATCGGTGAGATAGATCGACCCGGCGACTATGAGCTTGCAGCTCGGTCATCATCACGCAATACAGCTCTCAATATCGTCTCCGGTCTTGCGACGTCTGGACTCGGTTATCTATACGAAGATGGTCAAGGTCGAATCTGCTATGCCGACAGCACACATCGCAGCCAATATCTTGCAGCTAATGGATACAGCGAGCTCTCAGCCAATGACGCGCTGGCCAATGGAATTTCGGTGGCACGTCGCACTGGCGATCTTCGCAACTCGGTGACTATCAGGTACGACGCCACATCTTCATCGGAACAATCTGCCAGCGATTCAGTATCCATCGCCACTTATGGGCAACAGGGCTACATCGTCACAACGACTCTGCACAATTCGGCAGATGCTCTCAGCCAAGCCAATTTTTATTTATCACTTAGAGCTTATCCATCCGACATTTTTAAGACTCTCAGCTATGAGCTAACGAATCCAGAGCTCTCAGATATAGATCGCGACGATCTTCTCGGAATCTTCATGGGATTGCCGGTGGACATCACTGACTTGCCGGTGAACATGATTGGCGGCTCATTCCAAGGATTTGTCGAAGGATGGACATTCTCGTCTTCATATAATCGACTGAGCTTGACAATCAATCTGTCTCCGGTCGCTTACAGCTTGCAAGCTTTCAAATGGAGCGATGTGCCCGTAACAGAGACATGGAACACAATATCACCGACTTTGGACTGGTTAAATGCGACAATAGTCGCCTAAACATAAGGAGAAAATATGGCAACGACGACGAATTTTGGCTGGGTCACTCCAGACAATACGGCTCTCGTCAAAGATGGCGCGTCCGCAATTCGCACTTTAGGATCATCCATCGATACGACTATGGCTGAATTGAAGGGCGGTACAAGTGGTCAAATTTTGTCTAAAACAACTGGCACGGATATGGATTTCACATGGATTGCTCCGCCAAGCGGCGGTTATACGCTTATTGCATCAAAAGTATTTTCCAATGATGCTTCAGGAAACAATTTCACTTCAATTCCACAAACTTACAAACATTTAATGCTCACAGGCGAAGGCCTTAAAGTTAATCTCTCCGCTCCTAATCGTTGGTTCGCGCTTCAATGGAATGGCGTAACATCTGCAACTTATTCTTCTTCCAATATGATGATTGACGGAACAAGCTACACAAGCTCCCAAAGTGAAGCAAATAACTACGGCTGGACTGGCAATTTTTTAGCTCGCTCAGGCGACACAGCAGGATACCGAAATGGTCGATTTATAGTGCATTTTCCAGATTACACAGACACCGCAGATCAAAAACAGGCACAATTCACAGGTGCTTCTTATGCCGGTGGTGCTGCTCAGTATGCAACAGGAAACATTACTAACAGCGCTACAACAGCAATCAGCAGCATTTACATGTACAACGCAAATGGTGAAAATCTTCTAACAGGCACATTCAGATTGTGGGGCATTTAATTATGACAACTACTCAGGAAGCTCGTCCAATGATTTCAATCATTGATATTCAAACAGGAGAAGAAATTGTCCGTCCACTAAATGACGAAGAGTATTCTAATTATTTAGAAATTAAAACAGAACAAACAAAAGTCGAAAACGCAAAGGCAAAAGCGGAAGCAGACAAAGCTGCCATATTGGCTCGACTTGGATTAACCGAAGACGAATTGAAAACAATACTCGGATGACATATCCAACTGGCACAGCTGCCCGATTTGTCGAAGTGGCGCTCGCAGAGGTCGGCACGATTGAAGAAGGCGACAATCTGACCAAGTACGGCAAATTTATGAAAGCCGACGGATTGCCATGGTGCGGATCATTCGTCAATTGGTGCGCTGATCAAGCCGGAATCAAGATTCCGTCAATGGTCTCAACAGCTGCCGGAGCTAATAAATTGAAAGATATTGGCCGATGGATTACAGACAAGCCGCAAGTCGGAGACTTATGCTTCATGGACTTTCCACATGACGGCATCGATCGAATCTCTCACATCGGCATCGTAATCAAAGCCGGAGTCACTTCGGTGATCTGCGTTGAAGGCAACACGTCCGGAACTGGAGATCAACGTAATGGCGGAATGGTCATGATTAAACGCCGCAACATCGGCAAAGAGATTGTCGGCTTTGGTCGTCCAAAGCTTGTCGCCTATTCGGGAGAATTTCCAAGTGTGGAGATTCCAGATGGAGCTCCCAAGAAAGGTAACAAAAAGAAATGAAACAGATCCAAGCACTTGCAGCATCATGGCTTCGCTCATTCTTAGCGGCATCACTGGCCGTCTATATGGCCGGAGTGACAGATCCGAAAACGATTGGCATGGCTGGTCTTGCGGCCGTATTGCCTGTCATTCTTCGCTTCTTAAATCCATCCGACGCATCATTCGGGATCAACAAGGGAAAGTGATTCCGAAAGCACTGACGGCGGCGATTGGAATGGGGCTAGTCCTGTCGCTGTCGTCGTGCGCTTACCAAGGATGGACGAGATATGACTGCCAACTCTTTGAAAACTGGGAAGCTCCAGAGTGCAATCCGCCGCAGTGTAAAGCGCTCGGAGTCTGCACAGAAGACATCTTCGGACACGATCCGCGTGAAGCCGCACCGTTACAGTAATGAGCAGTTAAAAGCTCGGCTCATCGTATTCATCGGAGTCGTGCTAGCTGCCACGTTCTGCTTTTCAGTCTTCGGAATGCTGTACGCACTCATCTTCGTGACTCAGCCGCTAGGCGATCAAGCACCGAATGACCGAGCATTCATCGAGCTTCTTTCAACGCTCACGATCTTCTTGACTGGAGCTCTCGGATCAGTCTTGGCATCAAACGGACTCAAAGACAAGCCCAAATCGTCGGAAGACACGCCGAAAGTCGAGCGCGATTCTTGACGATGTCAGCTTCATCCGTCACGCTTACCGCAGGGAGCTGAAATGCAGCTCTCAGATTCGGGAGCAATAACATGACTACATTCGAATTCGTGCAGATGTGGATTGCCATAATCTTGGCCATCGGTCTCTTCACAATGATCGGATATTCAATTGGACTTAAAGATGGTCAGCGTGAAGGTTACTTGCGCGGCCGTGCAGTATCTCGTCACATCGCAAGCAAGGAGTCATCACGATGAGCTTCTTGGACGGATACGAAGACATCGCCGCGAGAATCACGCGATTTCAAAAGACTTTCAGCTCAGGCCGCATAGAGACGTCGATCATCGACTTCTCAGCTAAGGATGGCTACATCTTGGTAGAAGCTCGCGTCTATCGTCAGAGCGATGACACACTGCCAGCCGGCATCGATTACGCATTCGGACACGTCTCGACATATAACGTCCAGATGAAAAAGTGGTACGTCGAAGATACGGTCAGCTCTGCAATTGGACGATGCTTAAATCTTGTCCTTGGAGCTTTGAATCTGCCGGAAGGCGTTACCAATGCACGTCCCACTCGTCAGAATATGGAACAGGTCGAGCACAGCACTCCAATAGTCGAAGTCGATCCATGGGCTATTTCGCAGGATGTAGGGATGCCGAATATCGGATCAGCGATTGAAGCAATCACAGACAAGATTGGAGCTGAAGTCTTGGCCGAAGCTCCACGCTGCCAACATGGGACGCGCGTGTGGCGTGAAGGTACGAGCCAAAAGACTGGCAAAGCATGGGCGAATTTCAGCTGCACAGAGAAGAGCAAAGCTTCTCAATGCGATCCGCTGTGGTACGTCATGACAAGCGGTGGCACATGGAAACCACAGATCTAACATGGGCGCGATTCAAGCATTCGGAGTCGGCGAATGGGATTACTGCGACAGCTGTACAAAGCCAACACCTAAGACCGAAGGCGTCATGGAGCGGATTGACCAGCAAGACATTCTCTTCTTCTGTAGGGAGTGTGCCAAGTGAGATGCTTCTTCAAGCACGTCTGGATCTACATCACGGACAAGTCCGACCATCAATGGAAAGAGTGCATCAAGTGCGGAGTGATTCGATGAAGTACAGATCAACGCAAAAGATGCAACAGCTTTGCCACGTCGCAGCGCTGGCACGATTATGCGCAACAGAAGAGCAGATTATGGGATCAGAGCCAAGGTATAACAGAGGCTTAAACTTTCATGAAAGAGTCACAGAGCTCGCGCAAGCTACAGAAGCAGAATGGATTGTGGCTAACTATCTCGGCTATGAATTTAATCCATTTCGAGACACGATGAAGACGGAAGCAGACGTCGGAGAGAAGTTCGAAGTCAAACATACCGAGAATGGATTTCATCTCATTATCTATCCAAATGACAGAATCACAGATGTGGCAGTGCTGGTCATTGGCAAGTCTCCAGAGTTCAGCATCATCGGCTGGATACCGGTGGCGATGGCAAAGCGACCACGCTTCAAAAAGGCCACGCAAGACTCATGGTGGGTCAATATGCGCGATCTGCAACCAATGGAAAATTTGACAAGGAGCTCCTATGGAACAGCTGCGATATGAGTGCAGAGTAGAGAAAAAAGTACAAAGTCACGGAGTCTTGACCGAATTCAATCTTGGCGATGATCACATATGCGTCCAATGTCTTGGATGCGGAGTGATTGGCGTGGTAAGTAGAGCGGATGCACAGTGATGGCAGATTATGAATTCCGATGTGAGATGTGTGATTCTCGAATGACAATATCTCGACCGATAACCGATCAACTCAGTCGTGATCCATATTGCGAGAGTTGCATGATTCCAATGAAGCGCGTCTGGTCAGCTACTCCAGCAATCTTCAAGGGCAAAGGATGGGGCGGATCTAAATGAATGATGAATGTCAGCGTTGCGGTCGCAAGACTTATGTCGATGACCAATTGCTTTGCGGTGCGTGTTCAAGTCAAAAGAGTTATCAACAGCCTGTGGATAACCTATATCCGACACGCCAAAAGTACGCTCAACTTATCCACATACTAGCGAGTAACTTGACTAAGGCAGTACGCTGTCATCGCGTAAAGCGAGCCGCTGAGGCGGATAGCTCGCAAGCGCGAATGCAGCTAACGGGAAAGCTATGCCTACTCATAGGCTTGCTCTTACAAACGACGATACCAAGTGCGCAAGCTATAGGCACGAAGGTAGATGCTGATCACTATAAGCTTTATGCACATTCAAGGATCATTACTTGGTCAGAGACTAAATGCTTCATCTCACTGATCGACAAAGAGAATAGACACTGGAATCCAAAAGCAAAGAATGGATCTCATTACGGTATTGGCCAGATGCGCAATACAAAATACAGAGAGCTAGATGGATACCGTCAGATTGACTGGACGCTTCGCTATATCGCAGGACGATACTCCACTCCATGCAAAGCGTGGGACTTCTTCAAGGCGAATGGATACCATTAGGCCATGACTATGCACAGCCAGCGCAAAGCTAACTCAACTCATTGGAAGAAAATTAGATTACGAATCTTGCAACGTGATGGATATGAGTGCTATTGGTGTGGAGCTGATGCAACGACGTGCGATCACGTCATACCGGTGGCAAGAGGTGGCACAGATGAACCGGACAACCTTGTCGCAGCTTGCAAGAGATGTAACTTCAGTCGTCAAGACAAGATGCCAGATGAATTTATTCTGAGTCAACGAGCAAAGGCTTCGAATTTTTTAGGACGTGATTCCAC